TGTATTGAATTTGATCCGCATCTTTATAAACATGAATTTTTCTGCAAGTTCCAATAAAAGAATTAGATGAATTTTTTGCCCAACCACCTATTCTTTCAGGTCTACCTTTTCTAAATCTAATTTTATCAGAGTCAAACCATCCGCCTTCATTAGAATAATTTGTTCCTTCTTTGTTTATACCTGGTTTAAATACAAATTTAGAAAATGGCATTTTATACCTCTATCCATTCTTTGCCTTGAAATAAAAGTGATTCAGCTTCTCTTCGTCTTACTAAACCTTCTAATACTTTTCCACCTGCTTTATTCCAACGTTTCATTTGATTAGGCACTTCATGCCAATCTTTTTCATTAATCTTAATTAACATTGTACTTTTATTTAAGTTTGTAGGACCTAAGTTATATGTCCATGCTACAAGTGCATCAAATTGATTTTGTGTAAGCTCAACTGTAACAGCATCATTTACATATCCACCATATTCATTCAACTCTTCTTCAAGCCACTCGTCAGCTTGTTCCTGTGTACAGGTATCGCCTATTGTGACTCCTTTAGTTCTGCCATACGCAATAGTAGGAACATTAACAGCATCATAGTATGCTTGCAATTTGCAACCTTCAAACTTTTTAATTAGTGATATGCCTTCATTTGATATTTTCATATTAATCCTTTTTGTTTGAATCAGATGCTCCGAAATAAAACGAAATAACCGCACTTGCTAACCCTCCAAGATATCCAAGAACTAAATTTATTAGTGCTTCACTATTTTGTTCTGGTGGTTGTAAAGTTACTAAAAATATATAACCCATAAAACCACCAACAACAGCAATACCCATAATTCTAGCTGTCCAATCTTTGCTAAATTTACCTCTTGCATCTTGTTTGTCAGCTACTTCTAGCTTAAATACATCTACTTCTAGTTCTTTCATTTGCAATTCAAAACTTTGTTCAGCTTTTTTAAGTTCTAACATTTGTTCTGGAGTTGCACTGTTAATAGCATTTTGAATAGATTTTTGATTATTTTGACAACCTAATACGTCACATATAACTTGTGATGCCATACCACCTAAAGGTCCACCTAATGCTGCACCTAATGTTGGTGCTACTGAACCTACTAAATTTTTAAGAATACCTTTCATATTTACCCACTTAAAGGATTTTTGTCCTTTTCTAATTTACTTTTTACTTCGTTAATATCTTTTTCAAGACTTTGTTTAGTAGCAAGATACTGTTCTCTAAGCAAAGCCCATTCTTTATTATTGTTAGATACTTCTTCAGATAATGAGTCTATTAACTGTAATTTTTGTATTTTTTCCTCAACAACTAATAATTGGGATTTAATACTATTGATATCTTCTTCATAAGATATAGTTGCTTGTGATTCAAGTGCTTCAATTCTTTGTATATATTCAGCACCTGTATAGCCAAAACCAGCTATAGTTACCAGTATTGTGCCTATTGCAATTACTTGTCCAAGTTTTGATTCTAACCAATTCATAATTTTACCTGTGAATTTATTATTGTTTGTAATGTATTTATATTCTCATTAGCCATATTTATATATGCAATATCATTATCATTAATACCAATATTACTATAAATATCTTTAGGCTCATACCATATTGTAGCTTGTGGTAATTCTAAATCTTTATATGTTTCAAATGCAGGAACATAACCTAAATATGCAACTAAAGTTGTTTGATCTGCATATTCACCACTTTCTTGTTGTTCTTCTTCTATATTTTCTTGTGCTTCTTTAATATTATTAGCAAGAATTTGATCTGCTATTTTATCTGCCTCAGAAGATGTCATTACATTAGAAGTAGCAGAAAGTATTTGTTCTTGTATATTATTTATTTGCACATCAGACATAACTGAGCTATCTAAAGTAAATAATGGAGTTATTGTTATTGAAGTTCCACCAATAGTATTAGTATTATCGCTTAATTGTAAAACTGTATTATTTTGTACAGTAGCAGATAATATTTGATCTGATATAGAAGGTGATGAAGTTGTGCTAATTCCCCCTGTTTGATTTGTTTCAGTATTGCCAATATTGTTTTGTTTTGTATAGCTATCAGAGGCTGTTTGCAAACTTTGTGCTACTACTTTTAATGCACTAGAAATGCTATTACCTTTTGGAGTTTCTTCAAAAATTTCTACAATTTCTTCAATTATTTCTTCAATTACTTCTTCTTCAACAGTTTCTTCAACAATTAATTCTTCAACTTCTTCTTCAATAATTTCTTCAATTATTTCTTCAAGAACTTCTTCTTCTGTAAATTCTTCTATTTCTTCTATTATTTCTTCAACAATAAATACTTCTAGTAATTCTTCTGCATCAAATACATCTATAACATCAATGTTTTCAGTTGTTACATCATAATTTTCTATAACATCTATTATTGGATCAATAAATATTTCTTCTGTATAAGTTTCTTCATATATAAATTCTTCTACAAATTCTTCATTAATTGGCTCATTATATTCAACAACTTCATTTTCAATTATTTGATATGTTTCATATTCATTGTCTGATGTTTGCATAACTACAATGGCAGCAGCTTCTGGAACATATCCTGAACAAGTAGGACTATATTGTGAATCTTGTTCACATTCATAATCACGAAAGGCTTGTTCATAACCACTGCATTGTGTTGAATACAAAGCATCTATACTACATTGTTGATCTTCGTAGGCTTGATCATAACCACTACAACTTATTGAATACAAAGCATTAAGATTACATTGTTGAGCAAGATATGCTTCTTCATATCCATCACAACTAGAATCATTTAAAACATTACTGCAATCTATGCCCTCTCTTTCGCCATATAAAGAGCCACCAGCCTCTAGATTAGTATTTTTATCAGAACTATTCCAATCATAAGCATAACAATTAGTGCCGTTGTATGAGCCTGTATTACATTCATCGTGAAAATAATAAGTGTAAGTTTGGCTAGAGCTTCCTTGTTCACCAATAAGAACATCATGATCTGTTATATCTAAATCACCATACCGAATATCATAGGTATTGTTATTCCACAGTATTACCTCAAAACTATTGTAAGAGCTTTGACGATAATATTCTTGCATCTTGTACCAACCAAAAACAATCTTGTCGTTAAAATTTTTAGCAGCCATTTTTGCATTGGCATCTATCGCTATAAGGTCAGTCCAAAAGGGATATATGGTGTAATTGCTTGTTATTTGACCTAATGGATCAGGTGTGTAATCGTTGCAACCGCTTCCACTTGAGCCAAAGTGCAAACAACCGTTGGTTGCCATTCTAGCTGTATTAAAAGTAGTATCGTAAAAAGTAAAATCAAATCCAAGATTAAATGCAGAAGATATACGATCATCTCCTGATGTTAGCCAAGTAACCTCAGTTTGATTAGTTAAATCAACTAAAGATTGATTAGATTCATAAATATATTGGGAAAATACTTGTAAAGAAAAACAAGCTATTGTGCATAAAATTCTTTTTTGCATTGTTTATCTGTTTTAGTTTTTCTTGTATAGATTTTTTTAACAAATCCCACTACATCTTTGTTTATTTTTTTTCTGTTGGGATTGGAATCATGTGTACATTTTTTTATGTATTCTTTTTCAGCATCTTTTATATCAGGTCTATCTTGTGGATTATTTACCCATGCTGTTTTTGCTTCATTACCTATTTTTCCGTCATAAGGACATGGTGTTCCTGCCATATTCATTGCTTTAAATACTCTTTCATCTTGGCAAAGGAGTGCAACAGATGCTACCTTCATACCCATATCATATAGATATTTAGAAAGTTTTAACCTTTCGCAGTTTTGATCTACTATAGTTTTACCGCCTGATAAACCAAATACCTGTCCTTGAAAAGCACCAGATACTCCAGTTGTACATAAATCTTGTGAGTAAGACATTATAGATGGAGCAATAGCGGATGCAGGTGGTGCTTCGGTTTTTACATTTTGATTAATTGTTTGCTCTGACTTAGATTCATTAATATTCCTATTGGTATTGTCAGAGTTAGAAACACTAAAATTATTGTTAGTGTTATTGTTAGTATTATCAGTTATAACATTTGATTCAGAAGATGACTCATTATAATTCCTGTTCGTATTATCAGAAGTGTTAGTATTCTGATTTATATTTGTATTATTTGAAGTAGAGTTATTATTAACTGTCTGATTTACTGTTGAATTTTGTGTAACATTAGAAGTATTAGTATTTACATTCGTATTAGTATTAGTTGAAGTATTTACGTTTGTATTATTGTTCGTATTTGTATTTGTAGAAGTTGATGTAGAAGTATTAGTATTACTATTAGTGTTAGTATTTGTATTAGTATTTGTTGTAGTTGTAGTATTAACTGTATCAAGACTATTATTTTCACAATACTGTGTGCCATTAACACAAGCTGTGCCTGATTGCTGACTAGACTGAGCATTTGCTTGTATAGAAAAACCTGCAATTAATGTTATGCAAAACATCAACGCTGCCCATGCAATTATTTTATCGTGTTTTCTTTGGTCATTATCATTCATTGACTACATAAACTCCTAGTTCAATTAATTTTTTTCTATTTTCTAAATGTTCTGCTTCTACATCTTTTTTGCTTTGACCTGTATATTGAACTGCTAAATATTTTTCAATCATTGACTGGTTAATATTTATACTATCTACAATAATTTCTCCTAATACACGACCATATTTACCTTTAGAATCTTTTAGTTTTGATCTTAATATTATTTCAGTACCGTTTTTAATAGAGTCTTTTAGATATTTTGCAGCTAATTTTCCTCTAACTTTTTCATCTTTATCTCTGGTTCTTGATTCAGGTGTATCAATCCCATAAAGACGTACACGACACTTGTGAAGAATAGAAAACCCAAGATCAAGAATAACATCAATAGTATCGCCATCAACGACCCTAGTAACTGTGCAATTATA